AAACGGCATAACCCGCAACCGCAAAAGCAACCGCAACCGCAACTGCACCCCGCACCCCGCACCCCCCTATGGGGGTTAAAGCCCATCAGGGCGACAATGTCCCACGAGTATCACGTGCAACTAGAGGTGCTGAAGGTTTCAGGACTCAACCTCAGAAGAGGTTCAAATTGGCCGTAAAAGCCAGAGTCCAGGATGGATTTTCACTTGCTAGGGGCGATAACATCGGCAATGGACAACAAGGTTACCTTGGCCCAGTCATAGGAGACAAACTGCCATATCTGACCACAACTAGTAGAGCAGATTTCTTGTCAGCTTTCAACAAGCGTGTCAATTTTTACAACCCCGAGCGTATAGATCGTTCTATCAGGGGTTCTTGTAGGAAGCTGGTTCACAAGTTACTTCCGCGAACTATGGATGGTTTTGATACTGACGTTGAGTCTTTTAATGAATGGGTTAACCAATTCGATTCCGAGAAGCAAGCAAGGATGAAGAAAGAGTACGAAAATGCTGGTTTGGACAAATTAGCTGACTATTCCAGGAAGGAGGTGTTTACAAAGATAGAAGCACTTGTTAAGGAACACGATCAAGTGGCGCCACGCGTCATTTTTAAAGGCACTGATTATTACAATATGATCAGTGGGCCAGTCTTCAAGATTCTCATGGAGAGATTTAAAACACTTGAAGACAGGTTACCGGATTTGAAGTTCTTAATAGCTTACAAACAACACACTCCTGAGATAGCAGCTTTTATGGAGGTGGGACGTTCAAAGAGCTTCATGGAAGCAGATTTCTCTGGCAACGATAAGACCCAGGTGAAAGACGTACTCGAGCTTGAGTGTATGTTCATGAAAAGATTGGGTTGCCCAAGGTGGTTTTTGGATTTGCACAGGAAGACAAATAAATTCACTGCGTATAACACGAAGTATGGCGTGTCCGCCATCGCAGAGAATCAACTTCCTACTGGTGCAACAGATACCACGTTTCGCAACTCATTCTGGAATTTGTGCATATTCTTTTCTTGGGCGGAAAGGTTCGAGGTAAATGGAGCAAGAGTGGCTCTTCTAGGTGACGACATGATTTGTGGTCTACCAAGGCGCATCCGGAGGTGCGCTTACCACTATGAGCAGACGTCAAGGCTAGCCAGGATGGTGGCAAAAGTGACAACTTCACCGTTGTTACAACGCATGCATTTCTTGTCAAAACATTTCGTCCCTGTTACCAGGGGCGAACAAGTGCATGTGTTATTGCCATTTATAGGCAAAGTCTTGGCCAAGTTCAACTGTAGACCAAACTCAAATCAGTCTGTCACTGATGACGAGTACATGGCTGGGAAGGCATTATCCCATTGTTACGAATTTAGATTCTGCCACGTCCTTAGAGATTTGTTTGTGGAACGTGCCAATTACCATTTGGCACGGTCAAGTGGGTCGTATTCTTTAGAGGGCATGACTTACCACGTAAGACAATTCAGTGTACATAAGGGCTTGATAGAGTCTATGATAGATGGGTCCACAGAACATGCTGACTTAGTTACCGCTGAGGATCTTAGCATGTTTTGGTTAACTTTGGCTGACCTTAGCTTCTCTGACGTATTCCCCTTGGCTGCCGCTGTTATCACTACACACGGGTTCTCCGTGGCTGATAATTATGCGTTGTCGCATCTGGTTGACTATTAACCTCTTACACACAATGTCGGAGGAACGCCAGTGCGACCCGGCAGACAACAAGGAGTTTACACCTAGTTCTCCATAAAAG